ATCGAGCCAGAAGGCGACGCATTCAGCGACACAGATCAGAACTCAAGCTTCCTTTCAGTAACAGTACAGAAGTACGCTGGACAGCAGACATTCTCTGTCGAATTGCTTGATCGTACATCTCCAGCATTCTTCGATGAGCTTGTTCGCAACATGGCAGCAGCTTACGCAAAGGCAACTAACTCAGCAGTAAACGCTGCACTTATCTCAGGCGCAACTGCAGATGCTACAACAACAGTAACTTACCCAACAGCAGCCGAGCTTCTCGGAATTGTTGCTCGCGGATCAGCATCTGTTTATGGCGCAACAGCAGGACTTCCAAATCCATTTGCTCGCAACATGGTCGTATCTACAGGACAATGGTCAAACATCATGTCTCTCAACGATTCAGGACGTCCGATTTACACAGCGACAAATCCGATGAACGCTGGCGGAGCAGTTGCTCCAACTTCACTCACAGGTAACGTTGCCGGACTTAACCTTTACGTTGATCCAACAAACGGCGGCGATGGCGATGGAACAATCCTCATCGTTAACCCAGATGCGTACACATGGTACGAGTCACCAACATACCGCCTACGCGCTGAGTCAACAGCCGCAGGTCAGGTAACAATCGGCTACTACGGCTTCGGAGCAATTGCTACCAAGGTCGGCGCAGGCGCATTCAAGAACAACAAGGCGTAAGCCACCCTTAAGTCGCTGGTGGGGTAGTGCCCTTCTACCCCACCAGTCTTTAGAAAGGATAAGAGCATGGCATTGACCACAGTTGCAGAATTACGCACCGCCCTAGGCGTTGGCACTCTCTATACTGATGCAGTCTTGCAATCTGTCTGCGATGCCGCAGATAACGTACTCTTGCCCTTTCTATGGAAGAATCAGCAGTACATCATTGCTCATGGCAACACAGGCACAGTCGGTACTCTCTACTTCGATCAGAACATTCGTGAAGTATTTTACGTCGGACAATCAGTCGTAATCTCAGGTGCGGGTACTAAGTACAACGGTACCAGGACAATCACAGGCGTTGACGCTCGATCATTTAACATAACCACGACTCACACAAGCGATAATCCACGTCACACAGTCGAGCCTTTCGGGATTGCAGCAGCTGAGACTTATACAGATTACACAACGATTCCAGCGATTCAAGAAGCGTCTCTCATGATCTCCATCGACATCTGGCAGAGCCGTCAAGCGCCATCAAGCGGCGGCGTTACCATCGATGGATATCAGCCAAGCCCTTATCGGATGGGCAACACGCTGCTAGCGCGCGTGCGTGGCCTTTTAGCACCTTATCTTGATCCGAGATCGATGGTGGGCTAATGGCCGCCATATCAACACTCCGCGCAGGTATAGCCGCAGCTCTTACCGATAATACAAAATACTCAGTCTTTTCATTTCCACCTGCAACACCGATCGCCAACAGCGTGATCGTAGCGCCAGCAGATCCTTACATCTCGCCGTCTAACGGATGGCATGCATCGATCTCGCCTATGGCCAATTTCGTTATTTCCGTCATGGTTCCCTTGCTCGATAATGAAGGCAACCTTAACGGGATGGAAGATAACATCGTCCGGGTTTTTAACCTGCTCGCTGCATCGACCTACACCTACAACGTCACAGAGGTATCGGCTCCAGCCGTGCTGAGTGCCGCGTCCGGTGATCTACTTACATGCAATATCAATATCTCAGTCCTAACGAGTTGGAGCTAAAATGTCCGAGTGGGAAAAAGAGCAAGAAGCCTTCCTGAAGAAAATCGGGCAGGTAGCACCATCAACACCAAAGCCAGTAACTACTAAGAAAGACGAGGAATAATCTCATGGCTGTATTTATGAGCAACAAGGTCGGCGTGAAGGTTAACTCAGTCGATCTATCAGATCACGTTACCGCAGTAACACTTAACCGCGCATTCGATGAGCTTGAAGTAACCGCAATGGGTGACTCAGGCCATAAGTTCGTCAAGGGTCTAGAGGCATCATCGGTCACAATCGATTTCCTTAACGACACAGCAGCAGCGAACGTACTTGCAACACTTCAAGCAGCATGGGGAACAAACGTCACAATCGTTCTACTTCAGGAAAAGGGAACCGCAGTAGGTGCGACTAACCCTCTTTACACAATGACTTGCCTTATCAACAACACGACAGACATCAACGGCGCAGTAGGCGATCTCTCAACACAGAGCCTCACCTTCAACGTCTCTGGTACTATCGCAGTTGCCACAACAGGTACATTCTAAGAAACTAAACAAAGGGGCACAGCATGGCAAAGTTAATAGTCACATTAGCGGACAACAGCGTTACCGAGATCGAGATTACCCCTCGATTGGAGTACGCGTTCGAGCTATATGCTAAAAAGGGTTTTCACAAAGCGTTTCGCGATGATGAGAAGCAGTCAGATGTCTATTGGTTGGCATGGGAAGGCCTTAGGTTAAGTGGAACCACAGTCAAGCCATTCGGTCCGGACTTTCTCGAAACTCTCAAGAGTGTAGAGGTTGCTGAGTCTGACCCTTTGGCCTAGGCAGGGATAGCATCCACTATCTCATCGCTCGCTTGAGCATTGAGACGGCTATCCCTCCACAATCTTTGATCGATCTAGATACATCGATGCTTCAGATGCTACTCAAGGCGCTGAAGGATAGAGCAAAGGAGCAGGCAGATGCCTACAGAGCTAAAAGGCGCTAGTGCGCTTCGCAAGGCTCTCAAGCAGTTCTCGCCTGATCTAGACAAAGAGACTCGTGATGAGATGGTCGGATTCTTAAAGCCATTGGTAAAAAAGGCTAGAGGGTTTCTTCCATCTAATTCAGAGGCTCCTTCTGGATTCGTAAAGCACGAAGTCAAGACCGCTAAGTTCCCAATGTATGACGCGGCCGAGGCTCGTCGAGGTATTGGCTACAAGCTCACACCTACCAAGCCTAACCGCCAAGGATGGGTGCAGAGCGTGTCGATTCATAACAAGACCGCAGCTGGTGCGATCGTGGAAACCGCTGGACGCAAGTCCGGTATCTCTGGCAACTTCACCCCTAGATTTCAAGGATCACTTGCAGGGCGTGCAAAGATGGCAGGACGTGCAATGTTCAAGGCTTATGAACAAGATGAAGGCAAGGCTAAGGTCGGAGTTATCCGAGCGCTAGAAAAGGCCGCCGCTAAGTTTAATTCGAGAGGCATCTAATGGCTGAGTTACGGATTCCGATTGTCGTCGAAAACAAAGGCAAGAAAGCATTTAGCGACACCAACAAAAGCCTTAGCGCGCTAGATAAAGGCGTCAAGCGATTAGGTGCAAGCCTTGCTGCAACCTTTGGAGCCCAACAACTTCTCAAGTTCGCTAAGAATGCTTCCAAGGCATTTATGGAAGATCAGAAGGCTGCAACTCAATTAGCCCAAGCAGTTAAGAATCTAGGTTTAGCCTTTGATACTTTACGCATTGAAGAATTTATCAGCCAACTATCTAAAGCTTCTGGCGTTACCGACGATCAACTTCGTCCATCAATGCAGAAGTTATTGCAGACTACTGGCTCACTTACTAAGTCCACACAACTACTTACTCAAGCCTTAGACATTTCACGTGGCTCTGGAGTTGATTTTGAGACTGTGGTCAACGATCTCAGCATGGCTTATGTAGGCCAGACACGAGGTCTTCGCAAGTATTCTCTAGGACTAACTCAGGCAGAATTAAAGACCATGAGTTTTGCAGACGTTCAAGCAAAGCTTGTTAAACAATTTACTGGAGCGAATGCGGCCTACCTTACAACCTATGCTGGCAAGATGGAATTGCTTACCACCGCCGCTGGCGAGGCTCAAGAGACTATAGGTGAGGGTCTAATCGATGCCCTTATGATTCTTTCAGGCGATACTACTGTCGCCGATCTAGCAACGACTATGAAAGAATTATCTGATAACACCGCACTAGCGCTCACCAATCTAGCCAAATTCGGCAAAGGGATACAAGATACGGTTGGCCCTATAGCCACAATTTTCGAGAAATTTATTACCTATACTCAACCATTCTTTGATTCCATTGTATTTGGCGACGCTTTAAGTTTTGCAAAAAAGCAGGGCGATCGTCCCAGAATGGGTGGGTATCCATCGTCTGCTTTAGGACCGGGCTATATTGATCCAAATGCAGCAGCTCGTAAAAAGGCTGAGGCCGATGCACTCAAGCGCGCTAAAGAATTAGCAGCACTTCAAAAGAAAACTTTAGATAGTCAAAAGAAACAGAACGCGCTTACTAAAGCATCAAAGACTCTTGACCTAGATCGCATTGGAGCGACAGCGGCGCTTAAGGGTAAAATCAGCGAGACCGATCGTCTGTCTTTGGAATTGCAATTAGCCCTTTTGGATAAGAACGATGTACTTGCAACTAAGTTATCTGCTGATCTAGAAGCAGCCGTCAAGCGCAATAATGAATTAAGAGCAGCCCTACTTGCTACACCACTAGCACCTAACCCTTACGCTCAATGGATCCCACCTATTCCCCCTATCTTAGCAAGTGGTGGAGGCGTTCTCGTTGGTTCAGATACAGGTGGCGGTGCTGGTGGCGGTGCTGGCATAGGTGGCACTATTGCAAACAAGAGTAAAGGCCCCGGCGGCGTTATGCCTGATTTTAATGTTCCTTCCAATAGTCGCAGACAGGTTGGGCCAATGGGAGGCTTAAGCGCTGGAGTAATTGCTGGCGTCAATCCTATTAACGTTACAGTTGTTTTAGATGGCGATGTTATAGCTGGAGCGCTTACGGAATTACAACAAAATGATTCATTATCAGGAACGTTCAGTTCCTTAAATCGATCAGAATATAAAGGCGCGGTTGCTCTCTAATGACGCTGCCTGCCAGTATCTCGGTATCTTTTGACTTTAGCCAAGGCGCTACATTCGGCTACCCTTTTACTATTGGCGATCCAATTAACGGAGTCATCGGAGTATCTCAGTTCGCGGCTACAGAAGTACCTGATCCAGTAGTCGATCTCAGCGACGTCACTCGATCAATCAAGATCAGTCGAGGCCGTAACGTCATGCGCGACACCTACGAATCTGGCACATGCATAATCAGGGTGCTAGACCCTGATTCTTATTTCAACCCTCAGAATACGTCATCACCTTATTTTGGCTACTTAACTCCACTACGCAAGATCCGAGTAGCGGCTACTACTGCAACCACGCAGAGCTTCTTATTCTCAGGCTACGTTGATTCTTACAGGTATTACTACCCAACAGGTCAAGAGATTGGCTACGTCGATATCGTCTGCAATGATGCTTTCAGACTATTTCAGATGGCTAACGTGGCCAGCATAAGCGGAGCAACGGCAGGCCAGACCACAGGCACACGCATTACCAAGATCCTTGATCAAGTCTCATTCCCTACCTCGATGAGAATCACGGACACAGGATCAACAACAGTCCAAGCCGATCCGGGCACAGCTCGTACTGCCTTAGCAGCAATCAAAGCGGCAGAGTTTGCAGAGCAGGGCGCATTCTTTATCCGTAGTGACGGTAGCGCGGAGTTCAAGGATCGTAGCGATGTAGTTGGGTCTTTGGCTCCAGCACCTATTGAGTTCAATCAGACTACAGGTATTCCATATTCAGACTTGAAGTATGCCTTCGACGATAAGTTGATCGTCAATCAAGCCAATATGACTCGCATTGGTGGTTCAGCCCAGACTGCTAATAACGTCGATTCATCGGCTAAGTATTTTCCTCATGGCACGACTATCACAGACATGATTCCTGAGACAGATGCTCAGGTTCTAGACATTGCCAAAATCTATGTAGCCACTAGAGCTGAGACAACTATCCGCATCGATGCCATGACTGTCGATCTACTTGATACTGCCGTACCTACCGACACAATGATCGGCCTAGATTATTTCGATAACGTCAAGATCACTAACGTTCAGCCAGACGGATCGACAATCGTTAAGACCTTGCAGGTGCAGGGCTTGGCGTGGGACATAACCCCTAACAGCATGAAATGCACAGTCACAACACTTGAGCCTATAGTCGAGGGATTCATTATAGGATCATCGACTTACGGTATAATCGGACAATCCATTATGGGATACTAGGAGAAAATCATGGCAGAAGGCTTTCCAGCAACAACAGGCGACATCTTTACAGCCGCCGACTATAACGGCCTAGTAGCCTTTACTGTAGGCGCAGCTAACACGACCGACTACACGGCAGTCATCGCTGACGCCTATCAGGTCTTAGAGATTATGAACAAGGCTACAGCGATCGCTTTCAACATCCCAACCAACGCTTCAGTAGCATTCCCAATCGGCACAGTCATTACAGTTCTCAATATCGGTGCTGGTCTTTGCACAATCAAGGCCGTCACTTCTGGCACAACTACAGTTCTTTCAGCAGGTGCAGTAGCGGCTCAGCCTACTTTGGGACAATATAAGAGCGCAGCATGTATTAAGACTGGCACAGATACTTGGTATGTTGTGGGTGCAATAGGATAATGATCGCCAATTCAATTACAGGCTTATTGTCTCCCACTCAAATTGCAATAGTTACGGGAGGTACTTTATACACTTCTGGCGGCTATAATTATCGAGTATTTACTGCTAATGGAACTTTAAGTATTAGTGGCATACCAATTACTTGCGATGTATTACGAATTGCTGGCGGTGGTTCAGGAACTGGTGGTACATATTCAGGCGGCGGTGGCGGTGCAGGTGGACTTCTTTATTCATCTGCTCAAAGTTTATTGGGAAGTTATTCCATAGTAATTGGCGCAGGTGGTGCTGCCCCTGCTGCTTCAACTACAGGCGCAGATGGTAATGCCACAACTTTTACAGGCTTAACAAATGCCGCAGGCGGCGGTGGAGCTGGCGGCGGCGCTCCCGGTGCAAATAATGGTCGTGCTGGCGGTTCAGGCGGTGGTGCGGCATCTACTGATGGTTTTGGCGGTGCTTTAGTTTCTGGCGGTGCAGCTTCTCCATCTGGTCAAGGTAATGCTGGCGGTTCAAATGGAAGTTTTACAGCCAGTCCATATGCCGCAGGCGGCGGTGGTGGCGCAGGTAATGTTGGAGGAAACGCAACAAGTGCCTCAGTTGCAGGCAATGGTGGTGATGGTTTGAATACTTATTCAAGTTGGGCGACAGCAACTAGCACAGGTGTATCAGGATATTATGCAGGCGGCGGTGCAGGAGGAACTTTTTTCCTTGGAACTTTGGGAACTCCAGGATTAGGTGGTGGTGGTGCGGCTGGCGCGCCAAGCAATAACGGTTCTGCCGGAGCAGCCAACACAGGCGGCGGCGGCGGCGGTGGCCCACAATCACAAACTGGTGGTTCAGGTGGATCTGGAATTGTAATTGTGAGGTATCCAGTATGAGCCATTGGGCAGAGTTAGACGAGACTAATAAAGTTTTGCGCGTTGTCGTTGGAGACAATAATGATCCAGCAGGCGATGAGGGCTATCAATGGCTTATAGATAACCTTGGTGGTAACTGGATCAAGACGAGTTACAACGGGAAGATTCGCTATAACTATGCAGGCATTGGTTATACCTACGATCCCATTGACGATGCATTCATCGCGCCTATGCCTAACTGTGGACATAATTCTGTATTACTAAATGATCTAAAGCGATGGGAGTGTGCAGACTGTGAAGCCGCGTTTAAGTCACTCAGCGATCCAACTGCGTGAGCAGATCGATGACTCATTCCCAGATAGAGATCGAACTTCGGACGGCTGGATCGGTGATACCCGACACGCTGCTCGCAAGTCTGATCATAATCCAGATGCACAGGGATGGGTACGTGCCATTGATGTTGACCGCGACCTTGCAGGTAAGAAAGGCAAGCCCGATCTCATGCCTGATCTGGTCGATCAGATTCGACTCGCTGCAAAATCTGGCAATAAGAGAATCAGTTACATTATCTTCGATGGCCGCATCGCCTCATCTAAAAAGGCTTGGGCTTGGCGTCCTTATGATGGGATCAATAAGCATAATCACCATGCACACATCAGCTTTACTACAAAGGGCGATGAAGATCGCTCGTTCTTTGATATCCCGATGATAGGTGGAAACTAATGAACATGAAGCACCCAGTAGTAATCTCAATCGGAGCATTCTTAGCCGTCTGGGGTACAACCTCTAACTTTGCTCTGGACTATCGCGCCATCCTTGGATCGATCGTTGCTGGAGTCTTCGGATACGCGAGCCCTAAAAAGTGACGCAAGAAAACTTCTTCACTCTTTACTTCGCCAGCCTTGCCGTCATCGGTGGGCTTGCAGGCTATGTAATCACACATCTTCTGTCTGAAATTAAGCGACTCAACTCGCGTGTCGATGAGATTTATAACATCCTCTTAGAGCGATAATTTTTACCATGGCACGAAAGAAAGTCATCGATCTCGATACTTACTCACAGCTTGATCAATACGCTATCTGCATGCATGAGTTCTATAAGAGTCTCAGGCGAGCAGGTTTTGCCGTTGATCTATGTCTAGCGATTATTACTGACCGAGATGCTTACCCAGACTGGCTTATGCCATCGATCCCCGACCGAGTGGATCGCCTACCCTATGAGGATGACGACGAGGATTAAATGAAGCGAATAGTCATAGTGAGCGACCTACAAGTGCCGTTCCACGATAGACACGCAGTCAAGAATCTAGTTAGTTTTATCAGCAAGTTTAAGCCGCACGAAGTCGTTACGATTGGCGACGAGATTGATTTCAATACGATTAGCAAGTGGTCAGAAGGGACGCCAGAGGCTTATGAGCAGACTCTTGGAGATGATCGCGATGAGGCTGTTCAGGTACTTTACGATCTACAAGTAACCCAGATGATTCGATCCAATCACACGGATCGCCTGTACTCACAGATTATGCGTAAGATCCCATCGTTTCTATCCTTGCCAGAGCTTCGCTTTGAGAAGTTTATGCAGCTAGAAGAATTGGGCATTACCTTTCATCGGAAGCCTTACAACATCGCACCGGGCTGGATTGCAGTCCACGGCGACCATACCCCTATCAAATCACAAGGGGGCTTATCAGCCCTAGAAGCGGCTCGTAGGCATGGCAAGAGCGTTATCTCAGGACATACTCACAGGGCAGGTAGATCGTCCTTCTCAGAGGCCTCTGGAGGCCGTATAGGGCGCATTCTGCATGGAGTCGAAGTAGGCAATCTCATGGACTTTAGCAAGGCCTCATACACCAAGGGCTCAGCGAACTGGCAACAGGCATTCGCTATCATGTACGTCGATGGAAAGAACGTCCAAGTCGATCTTATCTATCTGGAGAAGGACGGCACATTCGTGGTCTCAGGTAAACGCTATGGACGACCTAGATAACGACCTAGATCGGGACATCGATGATCACATCGACGACGCAGAATCGTTACCATTTCGTTATCTTAATATCTAGATTTTCCCCATTAGGGCATGAGATCGTTCTCCAGTAAGCAAAACAACTTACACAAGGGAGAAAAAATGTTTGATCCATCAGTAGGTGATTTTCTAGTCATGATTACAATGGCTGTTATTTATTTCCATGTTGGTCGTATTGTCGGGATGAGGATAGGGTATCTCAAAGGACGTAAAGCAGTCCGCGAATACTACGAGACAAGAGACAAGGTGAGAGTGTGAATGCAAGTGAGTTCCTTAATGAAGCCAAAGCAACAATACAAGATCGTGGAATGGACTACGGACACCCGTCAGACAATATGTCCAGAACAGCACGACTCTGGTCAGCATTCCTCGAGATGCCTATTAGTGATTATCAAGTGGCGTCATGCATGGTCTTGGTCAAGCTCGCACGGAGTATGGAGTCGGGAAAAGTCGATACATACATCGACGGTGCAGCCTATATGGCAATAGCAGGACAACTACACACGGAGGAGAATGAGCTCTATGTTTAACTTAGAAGATTATGAGACAGTCGAAGAACGTCTAATCAAGTTTTGGAAGGATCATCCAGATGGCCGTATTGATACTAAGATCATTGAGGCGAGTGCTACGCGCTTTATCGTTCAAGCTTACATCTTCAGAACTGAAGTGGATCAACATGCTTGGTCTTCGGGGCTCGCAGAAGAAACTATCTCGGGTCGAGGCGTCAATGCGACTAGCGCACTTGAGAATGCAGAGACTTCCGCGATTGGTCGTGCATTGGCTTCTGCGGGTTATGCTACAAAAGGAAAAAGACCTAGCCGCGAAGAAATGGACAAAGTCGCTAAGTCGCAAGAAGTAAGAATCAGAAATGAAGAGGTAAAAGCCATGATGGCTAATACATCGGGCACTTACATTCCAGTAGTGAAGGAAGAGGATCCATGGACTATCAACACAGCGACTATGCCGCCCACAATGGGGGAAGCCGTTGCGACGGTGAAAGAAATCATTGGCGGCCAGACCGAGAAGGACATTCCCCGGTGCCAACATGGAGACATGATCTGGAAAACGGGTCAGAGTAAGGCTGGCAAGCCATGGGGTCACTTCAAGTGTTCTTATGCTGTAACTGGTGAACTCACTCGATGCCCATCTCCTAACGATGTAATCTGGTACGAGATCAACAAAGAAACAGGCGCATGGCAACGACAGAAGGCGAGAGCATAATGGGACGCTTGCAATTCATGAACCAAGATGGTGAGTGGGAGTCATTCCCAACAGATGATGAAATTCAACGATCCAAAGAAGTCCAAGCCATCTTAGAGGAATTTACATTCACGACTAGATGCTGCATCTGTAATGATTCAATACCTTACAAGGACATTAGAGTGAACCTCATCAATAAGAGCTGGTCATGTTCTAAGTGCCACGCGGTCAATGGCCTCACAAAGCCGTAAATACCGGGGATTCTCTACCGAGCGTGTTGTCGCCAGATACCTTTCGAACTGGTGGCCACATGCAGATATCGGTAGAGGGGCTGGAAAAGATATAACTCATGTCCCGTTCGACATGGAAGTTAAAGCTAGATCGGCGTTCCAGCCAAAAGCGTGGATTGATCAGGTCACAAAGAGGGCAGCTAAAACTGGTGGGTTGCCTATTGTTACATGTCGTCTTAATGGTCAAGGAGAAGGTAGTCCCCAAGACTATTTGGCCTTTATGCGACTTGGTGATCTGGTCGATCTATTGCTTCGTGCAGGTTACGGTGATTTCAGCAATGATCTTGCTAAACTAGAGCCTATGAGATGCAAGATGTGTGGCGCATGGGCGTTCATCGAAACATGCAGAACATGTGAGGTTGATCCAGATGCCAACTTATGAGTTTGAGTGCGATAACGAAAACTGTGAGTCCAATGCTCGAATAGAACAATGGTACTCAGTCAATGAGCCACACGATTTGATATGTCCTTATTGCCAATCATCAATGCACAAGGTTTACAGCTCTGTAGGGGTCTCGTTCAAGGGATCAGGATTCTATTCTACCGACAACCGATAACGACACACCGCTCTGAACAGGACTTTTACAAATGAACTTGACTGCCATGGTACGCTCTCTGGCTAGAGCCCATCAAGGGCTCACCGCAGGCCGTTCACGGCAAGCCTGCGGGGTAGCCATCGCTATTGGGATATCTCTATCTATGGCAATGCCCTTAGATGCACAGGCGTCAAACCTTAGTATTAGATACGTTAAAGATTTAGCAAAAGAACAATTAACTGATAAACAAGAGTTATGCCATCATGAGATTGTCTATAGAGAATCAAGATGGAATCCAAGAGCTAAGAACGGCTCTCATTATGGGTTATATCAAGGTCGATCTAAAAGTCTAAAGAATGCTTCTACCATTAAACAATGGTGGTGGTATTGGCACTATGTAGCACATAGGTATGGATGGACAGAGTATGATGAGCCTGACTATTGCAAGGCATTGCAACACTTAAAGACTAAGGGATGGCAGTAATGGCCATAACAGATGAACAACTAGAATTTATAAAGACTTATGCTCATTGTGGGGCTAAGTCAATAGCAGAAGCGACAGGGCTCAAGTACAGTACTGTAGTCAATGTAGCCTATAGGCATAGGATCAGCTTAAAGCCTAAGCATGATCGTCGAGGTAGAAGCCTCAAGGGCAAGATCAAGTATGTTAAGCGCATAAGGTATGGTGATAAGTGTTACCTACCTATAGATCATCCAGTAATCATGGGCATGATGAAGGAACGAGGGATCGTGGGTAAAAGAGAACTACATACACGTCAATGGAAGAGACAACGTGAGTTGGTGCTAGTTCGTGACTTCTATGAATGCGTGTACTGCCACGAACCAGCAACGGAAGTAGATCACATCATTCCACGAGCTAAGGGTGGAGGTCATGAACTAGAGAATCTGGTGGCATGCTGTAAGAGGTGCAATGGCCGCAAGGGATCACGCTCACAAGCGGCTTTTCTAGGTGCATCTTTCACCCCCCCTGTCTTTATCGACAATTTATCCCCGATGAAGTCGGAAGTGCTCCAAGACTCACCCTTTACCGCCCGACCAGTCACGGATGATGGCCAGTAATGGCGGCTCGTAAGAAAGCGCTACGAGGGGCAATTAAAGCAAGGCTTCACAGTCCACTTCTCAAGGGCGCAACGCGCTCAGATGAGATCGCCAAGGTTGCAGATGATCTAGGCATGCCTCTATTGCCGTGGCAAAAGTGGGTTTTGGACGACATGATGCGGATCGATGCTAAAGGCATGTACATCCGCAAGACCTGTTTACTTCTAGTGGCTCGACAGAATGGTAAGTCCCACCTAGGCCGCATGAGAGTGATCTGGGGCTTGTTCTATGGTGGCGAAACAAAGCATCTGATCATGAGCTCCAACAGAGCGACTGCTCTTATGACTTTTCGAGAGATCGCATGGATCATCGAGAACGCACCTCACCTCAAGGCTGGCACTAAGGCAATTCGCTACGCCAATGGTGGCGAGCGCATTGAACTACTCAACGGAGCCACTCTTGACTTGGTATCTGATACTCGCGACTCATCTCGTGGTCGCACAGCTGACTTTCTCTGGATCGATGAGGTTCGAGAGATTAGCAAGGAAGGTTATACAGCTGCTATTCCCACAACTCGTGCCCGTGCCAATTCTCAGACCTTTTTGACTTCCAATGCCGGGGACGCCTTCTCTGAAACCCTAAATAACTTACGCGAACGAGCGTTATCTAACCCGCCAAAGTCTTTTGCACTCTACGAATACTCAGCACCGCAATACTGCAAGATCACAGACCGCAATGCATGGGCGCTGGCTAATCCAGCACTCGGCTACACAATAACGGAGGAATCACTTGAAGAAGCTGTGGCGACTAACAAGATTGAAGACACTAGAACTGAACTTCTATGCCAATGGATTGATTCTCTCCAAAGTCCATGGCCTCATGGGGTACTTGAGGAGACCTCCGATGCCACGCTCCAGATCCCGATCGGTGGCTATACGGTCTTTGGGTTCGATGTATCTCCATCTCGCCGCAATGCGAGCCTCGTTGCTGGTCAGATTATGGGTGATGGACGGATCGGTGTGGGAATCCTCCAGACGTGGGAAAGCCAAGTCTCGGTAGATGATCTGAAGATCGCAGCTGATATCAAGGGATGGGCTGATCAGTATCGTCCTAAGATGATCTGCTACGACAAGTATGCAACGCAATCGATCGCTGAAAGATTGGCCAATGCCGGACAAGTAACTCAAGATGTCTCAGGCCAGCAGTTTTATCAGGCTTGCTCGGATCTTCTTGATGGTTTGGTTAATCATCGAGTGGTTCACAATGGCCAGAAAGAATTGATCCAACAGATGAACAACTGCGCCGCCAAGGTCAATGACTCAGCATGGAGAATCGTAAAGCGCAAAAGTGCTGGCGATATCTCTGCACCGATCGGTTTAGCAATGGTTGTATCTATGTTATTAAAACCTCAACAGATCGCAGCGATTTACACTGAGTAGTGTATAATTGCCCTCTATGGGTATCCTTTCGCGCCTTACAGGTGCAGCACCAAAAGCCACTATTGAGGCTCAAGCCGCACCTCAGGTATTGGGCGAGTATTCACCTTATGCAATGCCCTTTCAATTTGCCTACGTCGGACGCACAGAAGCAATGGGCGTACCAGCTTTAGCACGATGCCGGAATCTGCTCGCTGGAACTATTGGCACAATCCCACTTGAACTTTACAAGAAGTCAACAGGTGAAGAACTTGGTAAGCCACTCTGGCTCGATCAACCTTCTTATCATCAGCCGCGTTCGGTGACTATCGCATACACGGTTGATTCACTTCTATTTTACGGCCAAGCATTCTGGCAAGTTGTTGAGACTTATCAGGAAGATGGTCGCCCATCTCGTTTTGAGTGGATCGCTAACAGCCGCGTTACTGCAACACTTGATCGCGATAACGTATTTGTAAAGTCTTACGCCATCGATGGCACAACAGTCCCAATGGACGGCCTTGGATCACTTATCACCTTCCAGTCACTAAGCGATGGCATTCTTAACACAGGCGTATCGACAATCCGCGCAGCACTCGACATCCAGAAGGCTTCTGTAGTCGCAGCAGCTACTCCAATGGCTACTGGTTACATCCGCAACTCTGGCGCTGACTTACCACCTGCTGAAGTCCAAGGATTACTAGCTGCATGGAAGAGTGCACGCCAGAATCGTTCGACGGCTTACCTAACTTCGACTTTACAATATGAAGCAGTCGGATTCAGCCCTAAAGACATGATGTACAACGAGGCTATCCAGAATCTAGCGACAGAGATCGCTCGCCTTTGCAACGTTCCACCTTATTACGTTTCAGCAGATCAAAACACAACAATGACCTATGCAAACGTGACCGATGAGCGCAAGCAATTCCTCACACTTTCATTGCAGCCATTTATCTCAGCCATCGAGGATCGTTTATCAATGGACGACATTACAGCTCGTGGCAACATCGTAAAATTCGACATCGATAAAAATTATCTCCGCACAGATCCACTCGTAGAACTATCAATTATTCGTGAACTCCTTGATCTCCAGTTAATCACCCAGGAGCAAGCGATGGAAATGACCGACCTAACACCTAACGGAAATGAAGGAATGATATGAGCGAAATGCTTACATTCTCAGCAGAACTCGTTGCAGATAGCGCAGCACGCACTATCTCTGGCAAGATCGTGCCATATGACGGCGAGGTCGGAAACACCTCTGCCGGTGCAGTTGTCTTTGAGCGCGGCGCAATTAATATCGCTGATTCAAGCAAAGTGAAGCTCCTTTTGGAGCATGATCCAAAGCAGCCAATTGGCCGTGCTCAATTCTTTAATGAAACAGAAGATGGCATTTTCGCATCTTTTAAGATTTCTAAGTCATCCCGTGGCACAGATGCTCTCATCGAAGCCTCAGAAGAACTCCGCACCGGACTTTCAGTCGGAGTTATGGTCAATGCAGCAAAGCCTAAGAATGGCGTTCTGTATGTATCGAGCGCTGACCTGCTCGAAGTAAGTTTGGTTCAGGCAGCAGCCTTTAAGTCTGCAGCCGTAACCGATATAGCGGCATCTGAAGATGAAGCCGTTGAAGAAACCCTACCAACAGAAAGCGAGACAGCCACAGTGGAAACCACTCCAGCAGTCGAAGCAACACCTACAGTTGAGGCTGCCGCAGTTGAAGCTGCTCGCCCTGCTGTAACAGCAATGGCTTACACAAAGCCACGCATTGAAGTAACAGCTGCAAAGTATGCAGAGAACACAATCCGCGCAGCACTCGGAGACGACGCAGCTCGTCAATGGATCGCAGCAGCGGCAGATACCTCAGACAACGCTGGTCTTGTACCAACACGTCAACTTTCTGAGATCATCAACCCACTCGGAACAACAATCCGTCCATCAATCGATGCAATCTCTCGTGGAGTGCTTCCAGATGCCGGTATGACTTTCGAGATCCCAAAGATCACACAGATGCCAACAGTTGCAATCGAGCCAGAAGGCGACGCATTCAGCGACACAGATCAGAACTCAAGCTTCCTTTCAGTAACAGTACAGAAGTACGCTGGACAGCAGACATTCTCAGTTGAATTGCTAGATCGTACATCTCCAGCATTCTTCGATGAGCTCGTTCGCAACATGGCAGCGGCTTACGCAAAGACAACTAACGCAGCAGTAAACGCTGCACTTATCTCAGGCGCAACTGCAGATGCAACAACAACAGTAACTTACCCAACAGCAGCAGAACTCCTCGGAATCGTTGCTCGCGGATCAGCATCTGTTTACGGCGCAACAGCAGGACTTCCAAATCCATTTGCTCGTAACATGGTCGTATCTACAGGACAATGGTCAAACATCATGTCACTTAACGATGCAGGACGCCCAATCTACACAGCTTCACAGCCAATGAATGCAGGCGGAGCAGTAGCACCTACATCACTTACAGGTAACGTCGCTGGACTCAACCTTTACGTTGATCCAACAAACGGTGGCGATGGAGATGGAACAATCCTTATCGTAAACCCAGATGCGTACACATGGTACGAAAGCCCTACCTACCGCTTGCGCGCCGAATCAACAGCCGCAGGTCAGGTGACCATCGGCTACTACGGCTTTGGCGCAATCGCGACCAAGGTTGCAGCAGGCGCATTCAAGAATAACAAGGCGTAAGCCAACTAAGTCGCTGGCAGGGTAGTGCCCTTCTACCCTGCCAGTCTTTAGAAAGGTAAATAATATGGCTTTGACAACAGTTGCAGAACTTCGCACGGCTCTAGGTGTAGGCACTCTTTACACCGATGCAGTCTTGCAATCTGTCTGCGACGCTGCAGATAATGTCTTATTGCCCTTTCTATGGAAAAATCAGCAGTACATCATTGCCCACGGCAACACAGGCACAGTCGGCACTCTCTACTTTGATCAAAACATTCGCGAAGTATTTTACGTTGGCCAATCAGTAGTGATCTCCGGTGCTGGCACAAAGTACAATGGCACAAAGACAATTACAGGCGTCGATGCTCGATCATTTAACATAACCACCACACACACATCTGACAATCCGCGCCATACAGTCGAGCCTTTTGGAATTGCTGCCGCCGAGACTTACACAGATTACACAACAATTCCAGCGATCCAAGAAGCATCGCTCATGATCTCTATCGACATCTGGCAGTCTCGCCAAGCTCCATCAAGCGGTGGCGTTACCATCGACGGCTATCAGCCAAGCCCATACCGCATGGGTAACACACTCTTAGCCCGTGTTCGTGGATTGCTTGCACCTTATCTCGATCCGAGATCGATGGTGGGCTAATGGCCGCCATATCAACACTCCGAGCAGGATTAGCAACAGCCCTTATTGACAATGCCAAGTGGTCAGTCTTTAGCTTCCCACCTGCAACCCCTATTGCTAACAGCGTCATCGTCGCACCTAGCGATCCTTACATTTCGCCGTCTAACGGATGGCACGCATCTATCTCACCAATGGCTAACTTCACAATCTCAGTCATGGTGCCGTTGCTCGATAACGAAGGCAATCTCAATGGAATTGAGGACAATGTAGTCCGAGTGTTCAATCTACTCGCTGCATCCTCATACACCTACAACGTCACAGAGGTATCGGCTCCGGCCGTCCTGAGTGCCGTCTCAGGTGATCTACTTACATGTAACATCAATATCTCAGTCCTAACGAGTTGGAGCTAAAATGTCCGAGTGGGAAAAAGAGCAAGAAGCCTTCCTGATCAAGATCGGGCAGGTAGCACCATCAACACCTAAGCCAGTAACTACTAAGAAAGACGAGGAATAATCTCATGGCTGTATTTCTAAACAACAAGGTCGGCGTGAAGATTAACACAGTCGATCTTTCAGACCACGTTACAGCAGTAACACTTAACCGCAATTTTGATGAGCTTGAAGTAACAGCAATGGGCGATGGCGGACACAAGTTCGTCAAAGGCCTTGAGGCTTCTTCAGTCACAATCGACTTCCTTAATGACACAGCTACAGCTAACGTCCTAGCGACATTGCAAGCTGCATGGGGAACCAACGTCACAGTAGTCCTACTACAGGAAAAGGGAACCGCTGTATCAGCGACAAACCCTCTTTACACAATGACATGCCTAATCAATGGAACTACAGACATCAACGGCTCAGTCGCTGACATCGCAATGCAGAGCCTGACATTTAACGTCTCAGGTACTACAGTAGTAGCTTCAACAGGCACATTCTAATAAACTAAACAAAGGGGCACAGCATGGCAAAACTAATAGTAACGATGACAGACAATACGGTGCATGATATAGAAATCACGCCTCGTCTTGAATACTCATATGAATTGCATCATAAAAAAGGATTTCATAAATCCATGCGAGATGATGAGATGCAAACATCAGTCTATTGGCTTGCATGGGAAGGCCTTAGACTTAGTGGAGTCACAGTCAAGCCATTTGGTCCTGACTTTCTTGATATTCTAAAGAGTGTCGAGGTTGCAGAGTCAGACCCTTTGGTCTAGGGCGCGATAGCATCCACTACCTCATTGCTCGCTTGAGCATTGAGACGGCTATCGCTCCACAAGATTTGATTGATTTAGATCCATCAATGCTTCAAATGTTATTGAAAGCGTTGAAAGACCGAGCGAAGGAGCAGAGCGATGCCTACAGAGCTAAAAGGCGCTAGTGCGCTTCGCAAGGCTCTCAAGCAATTTTCGCCTGATCTAGATAAAGAGACTCGTGATGAAATGGTTGGATTCCTAAAGCCCTTGGTCAAAAAGGCTAGAGGCTTTATGCCATCCAATGCGGCTATGCCTTCAGGCTTTGTCAAGCATGAAGTTAAGACTGCAAAGTTTCCAATGTATGATGCAGCCGAGGCACGCCGCGGAGTAGGTTACAAGCTCACACCTACTAAGCCTGATCGGCGCGGATGGGTGCAAGCAGTATCAATTCACAATAAAACCGCTGCTGGGGTTATTTACGAATGGTCAGGCCGCAAATCAAATGACAAGTTCGTTTCTGTTCTTCCCGGAACTCTTACAGGTCAAGGACAGATGAAAGGCAGATCTATCTTTAAGGCTTACAAAGAAGATGAAGGTAAAGCCAAAGTTGGAGTAATTAAGGCGCTAGAAAAAGCAGCCGCCAAGTTTAACGCGAGAGGCAATATCTAATGGCTGAATTACGCATCCCGATTATCACTGAGTTTAAAGGTAAGAAGGCTTTTAAAGAAGCAAACACAGCCACATCAACTTTACAAAAAGGCGTTAAGAAATTAGGCGCCCAACTAGCTATCACCTTTGGAGCGACTCAGCTTCTCAAGTTTGCTAAGAATGCCGCTAAAGCCTTTATAGAGGATGACAAAGCCGCATCGCAATTAGCCATCTCGGTTAAGAATTTAGGTTTAGCCTTTGAAACTCCACGCATTGAGCAGTTCATAAGTGGACTCGCTAGAGTCTCAGGGGTAGCAGATGATCAACTGCGCCCAGCGATGCAGAAACTATTGCAGACCACGGGCTCAGTTGCTAAATCTCAGGAGCTACTTACTCAAGCTCTAGACATTTCTCGTGGTTCAGGCGTTGCCTATGAAACAGTCGTCAATGACCTTAGCATGGCCTACGTTGGTCAGACTCGTGGACTTCGTAAGTACTATTTAGGTTTGAGTCAAGCCGAGCTTAAGACGATGAGTTTTGCAGACGTTCAATCAAAGCTTACAAAACAATTCACTGGCGCTAATGCAGTCTATCTTGAAACTTATGCTGGCAAGATCGGCATTTTATCTAATGCCGCTAACGAGGCAGAAGAATCTATCGGTAAAGGCCTAGTAGATGCTTTAGCTCTAGTTTCAGGCGGTGGGAACAGTATCCAACCTTTAGCCGATTCTATGCAAGAATTTGGCGTTTGGCTTGGCGATGCTATCTACGGATTAGGCATCATGGTTACTCAGCTCAAATCATTACCCGGAGGTTCACTCCTCGGTGGTATAGAAGGCGATGGCTTCCTCAAGACTTACTCACCCCTAGTCAGAGCCTTAGATCAATTTTCTAAAATGGGTGCAGCCGCAAGACCACTTGAAGGTCGCATAACCGAGCATATGGGTCGCCTCGGCAACCCTGCTAATGCCACTCGTGCAAGAATAGAGAGCGAAGCAGAAAAGCGCGCTAAAACTCTATTGAACATGAAGAAGAAAGAGCTTGACGCTCAGAAGAAACAGAACGCTCTGACTAAGGCTTCAAAAGTTTTAGACCTAGATCGCATTAGCGTCACAGCGGCACTTCGCGGACAGATCAGCGAAACTGATCGCCTATCTTTACAGTTACAGCTTGCCTTGCTTGACAAGAATGAGTCGCAAGCACTCAAGTTATCTGCAGAATTGACAGAGGCAACCAAGCGTCAGAATGAGCTTAAGACTGCGTTGCTGACAACCCCTGAAGCTCCAAATCCTTATCGCAACTGGATGCCACCTGCTTTTAATGTACCTACTGGTGGCATGGGTTCAACTATTGCCGCGGATTATTTAGGCATAGGGGCTCTAGGCGGTGCCAATGCGGCTTCAACCATCAATGTAATTGTCAATCTTGATGGTGACGTAGTAGGCGGAGCAGTCACAAACACTCAAGTCAATCAGTCTCTATCAGGTACATTCAGCGACGTGAGCCGATATAACGGCCGTGGGGCGCCTTCTATCAAATGAGCCTACCTGCCACGATCTCGGTATCTTTCGACTTTAGTCAAGGTGCTACATTTGGCTTTCCTTTTACTATTGGCGATTCGATCAACGGCGTCATTGGCGTATCTCAATTTGCTTCAACCGAAGTCCCTGATCCTGTAGTTGATCTCAGTAGCACTACTCGATCAATAAAGATCCAGCGCGGAAGAAGTATCATGCGCGACACTTATGAGACGGGCACATGTACTGTCAGAGTTATTGATCAGAATGGTGATTTTAATCCACAGAACACATCTTCACCCTATTTTGGCTACCTGACTCCGCTTCGTAAGATTCGTGTCGCAGCTACTACTCCAACCACTCAGCACTTCTTATTTTCAGGCTACGTCGATTCCTACAAATACTCTTTTCCTACTGGTCAAGAATTAGGTTATGTCGATATAATCTCTAGTGATGCCTTTAGATTGTTCGCTATGGCTAACGTCTCGACCATCTCAGGGGCTACAGCTGGTCAAACTACAGGAACGCGCATCACAAAGATTCTAGATCAAGTTTCATTCCCCACATCGATGAGAATTACAGACACAGGCTCTACGACAGTTCAAGCCGATCCTGCTACAGCTCGCACATCCTTGCAAGCCTTGAAGGCGGCCGAGTTCGCAGAGCAAGGCGCATTCTTTATCCGTACCGATGGCACGGCAGAATTCAAGGATCGCAACGATGTCGTGGGATCTTTAGCGGCTACGCCGATTGAGTTTAATCAAACTACAGGTATTCCATACTCTGACCTTCGTTATGCCTTCGATGACAAATTGATCATCAATCAGGCCAGCATGCAACGCATTGGTGGCACAGCTCAAGTCGTTGCTAACGTTGATTCATCGGCTAAGTACTTTCCTCATGGCACTACTCTGACAGAGATGATCCCTGAGACAGATGCTCAAGTCTTAGACATTGCTCGAATCTATGTCGCCACGCGAGCCCAAACCGATATCAGAATCGATGCCATGACAGTCGATCTATTGGACACGGATGTTCCTACGGATACTATGATCGGCCTCGATTACTTTGATAATCTACAGATCACCAATGTGCAGGAGAATGGCTCTACGATCGTCAAGACTTTGCAGGTGCAGGGTCTAGCATGGGACATCACCCCAAATTCAATGAAGTGCACAGTTACAACACTTGAGCCTATAGTAGAAGGATTCATCATAGGATCATCGACTTACGGTATAATCGGACAATCCATAATGGGATACTAGGAGAAAACAATGGCAACAGGCTTTCCAGCGACAACAGGCGACATCTTTACGGCCGCAGACTATAACGGCCTAGTAACCTTCGAGGTCAAGGCAGACCAGACGGCTGACTACACCATCGCTCTGGCTGACTCCTATCAGGTACTCATTCCGATGAACAAGGCAACAGCCGTCAATTTAAGCATTCCAACAAATGCCACAGCAGCCATACCAGTAGGGTCAGTCATTACAGTGCTTAACAAGGGCGCAGGGGCTGTCACAATTAAGGCCGTTACATCTGGCACGACAACAGTTTTATCGGCTGGCGCAGTAGCTGCACAGCCTACCCTTGCACAATACAAGTCAGCAGCCTGCATTAAGACCGCTACCGATACTTGGTACATCGTTGGAGCTATTGGGTAATGCTCAACTCAATTGTAGGGCTATTGGGAACACCTAGCGGTGGACTTCCCGTATCTGGCGCAGCTTTATGGCTTGACGCTTCAGATGCTACGACTTTTAGTTATTCTTCGGGTTCTTTAGTTTCTCAATGGAATGATAAGTCTGGCAATGGTCGCAACTTTACTCAAGCTACAGTAGGGCTACAACCTACGCGCAACACTAACGTCCAAAATGGTTTGCCCGCCCTTGATTTTAACGGCGATTTATTAGTTAACACAACTTATAACTGGGGTTCGTCTGCATCAACATTCTTTATCGTCGCTAAAGAAAATGCAGGTGGCACAGGTTATCAAGTTATTTTGGGAACTGGCACGGGAGCAACTGGTCAATGGGGTTATGGAATTGGAGCCAACCCTCCAACCGATACTAATCAATTGGCTATTTTCAACATAGGAGCAGGACTAATAAAGTTTAATTCTCAAATGACTGGCAGCAACGCCGATGTTCTTGCTTTTGTCACGGCTGGATATTCTGGATCTACCGTTGTTGCCAATTTGTTTTTTAACGGATCAACCGATACCAATAATCCAGTAACCTCTCCATCAACGACCACAGCTACAGGCGCAGTTCTAGGAGCTGCAGCAGGTGGCATAGAAGGATTTATTTCAAACATCTGTGAAGTTATTATTTATCCATCGCAGTTATCGACAGGCGATCGCAATCTTGTTGAGGCTTATCTCAAAACGAAATGGGGCACACCATAATGTTATGGGTTAAATGGGATTCGCTAGAAAATTTTAATAATTGGCATGACATTATCAAGAATGCCCTTAGCCTACCCAAGCCATCCGTTGATGAAAATGGTCATGTTATTGAGGGGAGCGTGATTGTTACCGATTATGTTCAGCCAACAATTGTTTCAGAAAATGACGTTCGAGCTTTGATCGATGACATCTACAGCGATGGTCTAGAAGTATCTTCAGATCCTTATGTGAGCAAATATGAAGCCTCGCCTAAGTAAGTCGGCCATCCAACTTCGCGAACAGTTCGATGACACCTTTCCAGATCGTGATAGGCGTTCCGATGGCTGGATCGGCGATCTCCGTCATTCAGCGCGTCCTTCTGACCACAATCCTGATCCATCGTCAGGGATGGTTCGCGCCATCGATGTCGATCGAGATGTACATAAGTCAGGCAAGCCCGACCTCATGCCCGATATTGCAGATCAGCTTCGACTCGCGGCAAAGGCAGGCGAGAAGCGCATTGCCTACATTATCTTCGACGGACGAATTGCATCGTCTCGCATGGGCTGGCGCTGGCGAAAGTATTCGGGAAGCAATCCGCATCGGGCGCATTGCCACTTTTCTTTCACTAAGCAAGGCGATACGGACGGCTCTTTCTTTAATATCCCGTTACTAGGAGGCAAATAATGGAACAAGCAAAGTCACTCGCAGCATCATGGGCACGATCATTCTTAGCAGCTGCATTGGCGCTATACATGGCAGGGGTAACAGACCCTAAGACTTTAGCAATGGCTGGAATCGCAGCCGTGGCGCCTGTAATTCTACGCTGGCTCAATCCTAGCGATGCATCATTTGGCGTAAATAAAAAGTGACTCAAGAAAACTTTTTTACTCTTTACTTTGCCAGCCTTGCCGTGATCGGTGGACTTGCAGGTTATGTCATAACGCATCTACTGTCTGAGATTAAGCGACTCAACTCGCGTGTCGATGAGATCTATAACATACTCTTAGAGCGATAATTTTCGACATGGCTAAGAAGAAGGTCATCGACCTAGACACTTACAACGCTTTAGATCAATGGGCTATCAGTCTCCATGAGATGTATCGTGCGCTTCGGCGTGCAGGTTTTGCAGTCGATATCTCACTCGCACTCATTAGCGACAAAGATGCCTATCCTGATTGGATCTTGCCATCGATCCCCGACCGAGTGGATCGCATACCCTACGAGGACGACGACGAGGATTAATGAAGCGCATTGTCATAGTGAGCGACCTACAGGTTCCCTTCCACGATAGACACGCAGTTAAGAATCTAGCCAGCTTTATCAGTAAGTTTAAGCCGCACGAGGTAGTAACGATCGGCGACGAGATTGATTTCAACACGATTAGCAAGTGGTCAGAGGGGACGCCAGAGGCTTATGAGCAGACTCTTGGAGATGATCGCGATGAAGCTGTTCAAGTCCTTTACGACTTACAGGTCACGCAAACCATAAGGTCTAATCACACAGACCGCCTCTACAATCAGATCATGAGGAAGATTCCCTCATTCCTATCCTTGCCTGAGTTACGCTTCGAGAAGTTTATGAGATTCGATGAGCTTGGGATCACCTTTCATAAGAAGCCTTATAACATCGCGCCGGGCTGGATAGCAGTCCATGGCGACCATACCCCTATCAAGTCTCAAGGGGGTCTCTCAGCCCTTGAGGCGGCCCGTAGGCACGGTAAAAGCGTTATCTCAGGTCATACTCACAGGATGGGTAGATCGTCGTTCTCAGAGGCATCTGGAGGCCGTTTAGGCCGTGTCCTGCATGGGGTCGAAGTGGGAAATCTTATGGACTTTTCGAAGGCAAGTTACACGAAAGGCTCTGCAAACTGGCAGTCAGGTTTTGCCATCATGTATGTGGACGGCAAGAACGTACAAGTCGATCTTATTTACATTGAGAAAGATGGGACATTCGTAGTATCAGGCAAGCGGTATGGACGACCTAGATAACGACCTAGCCCGGTCGATCGATGACCACATAGACGATGCAGAATCGTTACCATTTCGTTATCTAAATATCCTTGACCTAGCTTAGACATCTGTCATCCTTATCTCATCGGCGAAGGGCGTCGATAAGAAAGGGCAATCATGTTCGATCCATCTCTAGGCGATGCAGTTGTAATGATCCTGTTATCTGCACTATGGTTCCATTTAGGCCGTATCGTCGGCATCCGCGTTGGCTATCTTAAAGGCCGCAAAGCTGTTAGGGCTTACTACGCATCAAAGGAAAGGGTAAAAGTGTGAAAGCAAGTGATTTCCTCAACGAAGCAAAGGCAACAATTCAAGATCGTGGAATGGACTACGGACACCCGTCGGACAATATGTCCAGAACAGCATGTCTCTGGTCAGCATTCCTCCAAATGCCTATTACTGACTATCAAGTGGCATCATGCATGGCATTGGTCAAGCTCGCACGAAGCATGGAGTCTGCAAAAGTCGATACATACATCGACGCTGCTGCCTATCTTGCAATAGCCGGACAACTACACACAGAGGAGAATGAGCTTTATGTCTAAATATGGAGAAAAGCGATTTGATTATTTTAAGCTAAGAAACACGGTTGGTTTGGGCTTAGACCTTACACGCGATGATTTTAATGATTATCGCTGGTGGGAATGCGAAATTCACATTACTTTAGGGCCATATTACTTAACAGTTAGGGTGTGAAATAATGTTTAATCTAGAAGATTATGAGACAGTAGAAGAAAGACTTATTAAGTACTGGAAGGATCATCCCGATGGTCAGATACACACAAAGCTTCTCAATCAGGATTCAGGTCGCTTTATTGTCCTTGCTGAAATTTATCGCACAGAGGCAGATTCACGCCCTTGGACTACAGGACTTGCGGAAGAGACAGTCCAGGGTCGCGGTGTCAATGCGACGTCTGCGCTTGAGAATTGTGAGACATCTGCTATCGGTCGCGCTTTGGCTAATGCAGGGTACGCAACAAAGGGTAAAAGAGCTTCTCGAGAAGAGATGAGCAAGGTAGCAACGATGAAGAAAACTGAGTCAATTATCGATGAGACAAAGGCCAAGATGGCGCAGACATCCGGCGAATACATTCCCGTAGTAAAGGAGGATGATCCATGGACTATCAAACCAGCGACTATGCCGCCCACAATGGGGGAAGCTGTTGCGACGGTGAAAGAGATCATTGGAGGCCAGAAAGAGACGGACATCCAGTATTGCCCTCATGGCGAGATGGCATGGAAAACTGGTACTTCAAAGGCTGGTAAACCATGGGCTCATTTCAAGTGTACGTCAAGCAGAATAGATCAATGCAAAGATCCTGTCTGGTATGAGATCAATAAAGAAACCGGGGCGTGGCAAAGGCAGGTTAGACTGTAATGGGACGCTTACAGTTTCAGAATCAAGATGGTGAATGGGAGTCATTCCCAACAGAGGATGAGATTCACCGATCTAAGGAAGTCATCGCTATCTTAGAGGAGTTTACATTTACCACTAGATGCTGTCTATGTAATGATTCAATCCCTTACAAAGACATTAAAGTGAACCTAGTGAATAAGTCATGGTCTTGCGAGAAATGTCACGCGGTCAATGGCCTCACAAAGCCGTAAATACAGAGGATTCTCAACCGAGCGTGTGGTCGCACGTTACCTTTCGGAGTGGTGGCCACATGCAGACATCGGGAGAGGGGCTGGAAAAGATATAACACATGTCCCGTTCGACATGGAAGTTAAGGCTAGATCGGCGTTCCAGCCAAAGGCATGGATCGATCAAGTCACCAAAAGAGCTAGCAAGTCCCAAGACTTGCCCATCGTGGTGTGTCGCTTAAATGGTCAGGGAGAAGCTAGTCCACAAGACTATTTGGCCTTTATGCGGCTTGGTGATTTGGTCGATCTATTGCTCAGTTCAGGTTACGGGGATTTCAAGGGTGATCGAGATACACTAGAGCCTATGAGATGCAAGATGTGCGGCGCATGGGCGTTCACACCGCTATGCAGGACGTGTGAGGTTGATCCCGATGCCAACTTATGAGTTCGAGTGTGACAATGAGAAGTGTGAAAGCAATGCACGCATAGAAGAATGGCTAAGCATCACAGAACCTCATGACCTTGAGTGTCCATTCTGTCATTCACCTATGCATAAGGTCTACAGCTCGATAGGGGTATCGTTCAAAGGCTCAGGCTTCTATTCAACTGACAATAGATAAATGTGATCCAATTCACATTCCACATAGTGAGATTGTAGGAGATGCTACACATGAACGTATTTGACACAGATGGTACTCTCAGGCGAGAGCCCTTCAGGGGCTCAGCACGCGCCCGTAAGGGCAGAGCGCGAGTGGTCGCCTTCGTTATTGGGACAGCTCTATTCATGAGCATAGCTCCTGATTCAAGTGGCTCAATAGATGCCACTAAAGAGATTAGATATGCAAAACTATTAGCTGATTATCAATTAACTGAGAAGCAAGAGAAGTGTCATCATGAGATTGTCTATAGAGAATCAAGATGGAACTATAAAGCAGTAGGTAACCTAAGCGGCACAAAGAGGGTCTATGGGCTCTATCAGATGAAAACTGAGAGCCTAAAGAGAAGCTCAGCAATCACACAATTTTGGATGTACTATCACTATGTAGGACGTAGGTATGGATGGACTGAGTATGAAGATCCTAACTACTGTGGTGCATTGCATCATCTAAAGACTAAAGGATGGCAATGAGTACAAAGCGCGGTGATCCTCGTGGTACTAGGGCATACAAGAAGCGTAGGTTAGAGGTGTTGCAACGTGATCAGTGGTCATGCTTCTATTGTGGACAACCAGCCACGACAGTGGATCACATCATCCCTATCATTAAAGGCGGTGATCCTATTGCGTACGATAATCTCGTGTCATGTTGTGCAAGGTGCAACTCACGCAAGGGAAGCCGATCAGAAGGCGTTTTTTTAGCACAACAGTCCACCCCCCCTGTCTTTTCTGGCAATATATCCCCAACGCAGTCCAGAACGATGCGAGATTCACCCTTTACTGCCCGACCAGTCACAGATAGTTCTGACTAGTGGCAGCTCGTAAACAGGCGCGACGAGGGGCAATCAAAGCAAGGCTTCACAGTCCACTTCTCAAGGGTAAAACACGAGCAGACGAGGTTGCCAAACTTGCAGATGATCTAGGAACTCCCTTGATGCCGTGGCAGAAGTGGGTCTTGGATGACATGATGCGAGTGGATGCTAAAGGCATGTACATTCGCAAGACATCCCTGCTATTAGTAGCCCGTCAGAATGGCAAGTCCCATCTAGGACGTATGCGCGTCATTTGGGGGCTGTTTTACGGTGGCGAGATGAAGCATCTGATCATGTCTTCTAACCGAGCCACAGCCTTGATGACCTTTCGTGAGATCGCATGGATCATCGAGAATGCGCCTCATCTTAAGGCTGGCACTAAAGCGATCCGGTATGCAAACGGTGGCGAAAGAATAGAGCTACTTAACGGGGCAACCCTTGACCTAGTATCTGACACGCGTGACTCATCTCGTGGCCGCACGGCAGATTTCCTATGGATCGATGAGGTTCGAGAGATCAGCAAGGATGGCTACACCGCTGCAATTCCGACCACTCGCGCAAGACCTAACTCGCAAACCTTCTTGAGTAGCAATGCTGGCGATGCCTTCTCAGAAACACTCAATAATTTACGAGAGAGGGCGCTCTCTGCGCCTCCCAAGTCATTTGGATTCTACGAATACTCAGCACCGCAATACTGCAAGATTACAGACCGCAATGGATGGGCAATGGCCAATCCAGCACTCGGTCATACGATAACGGAGGAGTCACTTGAAGAAGCTGTCGCAACTAATAAGATTGAGGACACTAGAACAGAGCTTCTATGTCAATGGATTGATTCTCTACAAAGTCCGTGGCCTCATGGCGTACTTGAGGCGACCAGTGATGCGTCGCTCGAAATTCCGGTCGGTGGCTATACAGTATTTGGCTTTGATGTATCTCCATCTCGCCGCAATGCGAGCCTCGTTGCTGGTCAGATTATGGGCGACGGACGAATCGGAGTGGGAATCTTGCAGACATGGGAGTCGCAAGTTTCAGTCGATGATCTCAAAATAGCAGCGGAGATCAAAGGTTGGGCTGATCAGTATCGGCCAAAGATGATCTGTTTTGATAAGTACACGTCGCAATCAATTAGTGAACGCTTAGCCAATGCCGGACAGATAACGCAAGACGTGTCAGGCCAGCAGTTCTATCAGGCCTGCTCCGACTTACTTGATGGTTTAGTCAATGGTCGAGTAGTCCATAACGGGCAAGAAGAATTGATTAAGCAGATGAATAATTGCGCGGCTAAGACAAACGATTCAAGCTGGCGCATTGTCAAACGTAAGAGCGCCGGAGATGTATCAGCGCCGATCTCTCTTGCCATGGTAGTTTCCATGTTAATGAAACCACAACAAACAGCAGCTATTTACATCTGATAGTGTATAATTGCCCTCTATGGGTATCCTTTCGCGCCTTACAGGTGCAGCACCAAAAGCCAATGTTGAAGCTCAGTATGCTCCACAGGTACTAGGTGAGTATTCTCCTTATGCGATGCCATTTCAATTTGCCTACGTTGGTCGCACAGAAGCTATGGGCGTACCTGCTCTGGCACGTTGCCGTAACCTACTTGCTGGCACGATTGGCACAATTCCACTTGAGCTTTACAAAAAATCTACGGGCGAAGAATTAGGCAAGCCACTATGGCTAGATCAACCTTCATATTCACAGCCTCGTTCAGTTACTATTGCTTACACAGTTGATTCACTTCTATTTTATGGGCAAGCCTTCTGGCAAGTTGTCGAAACCTATCAAGAAGATGGACGCCCATCACGCTTTGAATGGATTGCTAACAGCCGCGTAACGGCAACACTTGATCGCGACAATGTATTCGTTAAGTCTTATGCAATCGACGGATCAACAGTGCCAATGGACGGGCTCGGCTCTCTTATTACATTCCAGTCACTTACCGATGGCATTCTTAACACCGGCACATCGACAATTCGCGCAGCTTTGGACATCCAAAAAGCTAGCGTAGTTGCAGCGGCAACACCTATGGCAACAGGTTACATCCGCAACTCTGGAGCCGATCTTCCACCTGCAGAAGTCCAAGGATTACTTTCAGCATGGAAGTCAGCACGTCAAAATCGTTCTACAGCTTACCTGACATCTACCTTGCAATATGAGGCAGTCGGATTTAGCCCTAAAGATATGATGTACAACGAAGCAATTCAAAATCTTGCAACAGAGATTGCTCGCCTATGCAACATCCCTCCTTATTACGTTTCAGCAGATCAGAACACGACAATGACCTATGCAAACGTCCAAGACGAGAGGCTTCAGTTTCTCACGCTATCCCTGCAGCCTTACGTTTCCGCAATAGAGGATCGTCTGTCAATGGATGACATTACAGCTCGCGGCAACATTGTAAAATTTGATCTTGACAGTAATTACTTGCGCGTAGATCCACTTAAAGAACTTTCAATCATTCGTGAACTACTTGATCTCCAGTTGATCACCCAAGAACAAGCTATGGAAATGACAGACCTAACACCTAACGGAAGCGAAGGAATGATATGAGCGAGATGCTTACATTCTCTGCAGAACTTACAGCAGATGCGTCAGAGCGCACGATCTCTGGCAAGATAGTCCCTTTTAACGGCGAGGTCGGAAACACCTCAGCTGGCGCAGTTGTCTTTGAGCGTGGCGCGATTAACATAGCTGATTCAAGCAAAGTGAAACTCTTATTAGAGCATGATCCTAAGCAGCCAATCGGCCGCGCTCAATTCTTTAATGAAACAGAAGATGGCATCTTTGCATCTTTCAAGATCTCTAAATCATCCCGTGGCACCGATGCTCTAATCGAAGCTAGCGAAGAACTCCGTACTGGTCTTTCAGTCGGCGTTATGGTCAATGCAGCAAAGCCTAAGAATGGCGTGCTGTATGTATCGAGTGCTGACCTTCTCGAAGTAAGTTTAGTGCAGGCCGCCGCATTTAAGTCAGCAGCCGTCACTGATATAGCGGCGTCTGAAGATGAAGCCGTTGAAGAAACCCTACCAACAGAAAGCGAGACAGCCACAGTGGAAACCACTCCAGCAGTCGAAGCAACACCTACAGTTGAGGCTGCCGCAGTTGAAGCTGCTCGCCCTGCTG